CGAAGACGTCGTGTACAACCCCAAGCTGCCCATCACGCCCATCATGGCGCAGACCATCCAGGCGTCCGACGCAGGCCCGGATGTGGCCTACTACTTGGGCTCCAACCCCAAGGAAGCTGAGCGCATCGCCCGCTTGCCGGCAATTTTGCAGGCAAAGGAAATCGGCAAGATTGAGTCGAAACTCGCCTCGTCTCCGCCGGTCAAGAAATCCACCGCAGCACCACAGCCTATTTCTCCGGTGACGGCACGGTCCACGGCAACGTCGCTCGATACGACGGACCCGCGGTCTGTGAAACAAATGTCTCCGAGTGAATGGATTGCCGCCGAAAGGCAACGGCAGGTCCGGCAGTGGGAAGCCCGAAACCGCTGAACTAAAGAAAGGAAATCGTCATGGCTCAAAGTCTTTTGACCATCGACATGATCACGTTGAAAGCCCTCGAAATCCTCGAGAACAACCTGGTCATCACTCGCAACATCAACCGTCAGTACGACAGTTCTTTTGCTGTCGAAGGCGCCAAGATCGGCGACACGCTGCGCATCCGCTTGCCGGATCGCGCACTGGTCACCAACGGCGCGGCGCTGGGCGTCCAAGAGGTCAACGAGCAGTACACCACGCTGACCGTCGCCTCGCAGAAGCACATCGGCGTGAACTTCACGTCCGCCGAAATGGCCCTGTCGTTGGACGACTTTGCTGACCGTATCCTCAAGCCGCGCGTGTCGCAGCTTGCGGCCAGCATTGACGCCGACGTCGCCAACTCGTTTCAGAGCATCTTCCAGTCGGTCGGCACCCCCGGCACGACGCCTGCTACCAGCCTGGTGCTGCTGCAGGGCCAGCAGAAGCTCAACGAGGCGGCCGCGCTGATGTCGCCGCGCTACGCGACGGTGAACCCCGCCGCCAACGCCGGCTTGGTGGAAGGCATGAAGGGCCTGTTCAACCCAACCGCAACCATTGCGCGTCAGTTCAAGAACGGCATGATGGGTGAGGGCATTTTGGGCTTGGACGAGATCAATATGTCTCAGTCCATCAAGCAGCACACGACTGGCTCGCGCACTGGTGCGCACACCGTGACGACCACCGTGTCGTCGCAGGGCGCCACCACGATTGCGATTACCGGCACGGGCACGCAGGTCATCAAGAAGGGCGACGTCTTCACCATCGCTGACTGTTTCGCCGTGAACCCGCAGACCCGCGAGTCCACTGGCTCCCTGCAGCAGTTCGTGGCGACGGCGGATGCTACTGCGGTGGCTGGCGCGTACACCGTCAGCGTGAGCCCGGCGATCTACACGTCGGGTCAGGCGCTCGCAACGGTGGACTCGTTCCCGGTGTCCGGCAAGACGGTCACGTTCCTCGGCTCTGCCTCTACGCAGTACCCGCAGAACCTGATCTATCACAAGGACGCCATCACGTTTGCCACAGCGGACCTGCTGCTGCCTAACGGCGTGGACATGGCTTCGCGCAAGGTTCACAACGGGATCAGCATGCGGATCGTGCGCCAGTACGACATCAACAACGACCGCATGCCGTGTCGTATTGATGTGCTGTACGGCTACAGCGTGATCCGTCCGCAGATGGCCGTCCGTCTCTGGGGGTGATTGACCATGTCCTACACCAAGCCCATTGGTGTTGCGTACACGGACCAAGATCTTGACGACTGCGCACTGGGGGCACTCCCCAGTGCCGGTGGCAAGATCGCGTTCTACGGCGCGACGCCCATCACTCAGCGTGCGGCAGCGGTGCAGGCGGCTTCTGTCGTCAGCGCCTCGTCGTACATCACTGTCGGCAGCAACCTTGCGGCGTGGGCCGCCGAGGTGAATGCCACTCTCACCGGCCTTGGCCTGTGGAAGGGTGCCGCATAAGCGGCGGAAAGGAACATCATGTCTGCTCAAACTTTCGAAGCTCCGAAGATCGGTGACGGCGAACAGATCGGCGACGGCAACACCGCCGAAACTCTGAACGTCGGGCGTTCGGGTCAGCCCGTTGCTCTGCAACCGTCGGCCACCGGAAAAATTGGCGTTTATGGCGCCACGCCGGTCGTCCAGCGCGCCGCGGCCATCCAAGCTGCGTCCGTTGTGTCGGCATCGTCCTACATCAGTGTGGCGTCCAATCTGGCCGCTTGGGCTGCTGAAGTCAGCGCGACGCTGACCGGTGTTGGTCTGTGGAAGGGCGCGGCGTAAGCCGTCACTGACTCATGGCCAAGGTTGTCTTCTGCGTTCCGACCATCAAGCGCCCGTACCAGCAGTGCCTAGACAGTCTGGAGGCGTCCATCCCCCTCATCAAATCCGCGGGTTGGGACGAGGGTATGGTCAACGAGGTAGGCAACCCGTACATCAGCGCGGCACGGGCAACCATGCTGCGCAAAGCGCTGGACGCCAAGGCGGACGTGATTGTCTTTATTGACCACGACCTGTCTTGGCGGCCAGCCGATCTGCTTACGCTCATTGAAACCCCGGGTGACGTCGTTGGCGGCACCTATCGGTTCAAGGCTGACGAGGTGTCCTACATGGGCACCATCCACAGCACGCCTGCCGGCACACCCGTTGTACGGGCCGATGGCGCGATCAAAGCGCGACTCCTGCCCGCAGGGTTCCTCAAAGTCACAACGGCCGCTGTGGACCGTTTTATGACCGCCTACCCCGATCTGTGCTACGGCGAGAAATACCGCATGAGCGTGGATCTGTTCAACCACGGCGCACACAAAGGCGTGTGGTGGGGCGAGGATTACGCTTTCTGCCGGCGCTGGGAAGAATGCGGCGGCAATGCCTGGCTTGTGCCGGATCTGCAGCTTGACCACCATAGCGCAGACAAATCGTACCCGGGCAACTTCCACACGTATTTGCGCCAGCAACCTGGAGGCGACTTGTGCCCCTGATCTACCTTGAGCATCCCCGCCACGGCCAGAAGATCGCCACGATGGAGGCCGAGGCAGAATACGACGAACAAAACGGTTGGCAGCGGTATACTCCGGGTGAGCCCGACGAGCCCGGGGATGACGCCGTTGTCCCCATGAACCACATGCTCGGAAGGCGCCGTCGCAAGGAGCCCGAGCATGTCGACGACAGCCGGTGACCAAATCTATGCCGCGCTGCGGCTGATCGGCCAACTGGCCGAGGGCGAAACCCCATCGGCCGAAACAGCGCAGGACGCGCTGACGGCACTGAACCAAATGCTGGATTCGTGGAGCATCGAGCGCCTGTCGGTGTTCTCCACGCAGGACCAGGTGTTCAACTGGCCGGCAAACGTCTACGAACGCACGCTCGGCCCCAGCGGGGACTTTGTCGGCAATCGCCCGGTGCAACTGGACGATTCCTGCTACTTCCGCGACCCAACGACGGGCATCAGCTACGGCCTGATGTTCATCAACCAGCAGCAGTACAACGGTATTGCGCTGAAGACCGTCACGTCCACCTACCCGCAGAGCATGTGGGTGAACATGACGATGCCGGATATCACCATGACGGTGTACCCGGTGCCCACGCAGGAACTGGAGTTCCACCTCGTCTCGGTGCAAGAACTGTCGCAGCCCGCCACGCTGAACACAGTGCTGGTGTTTCCGCCTGGCTACCTGAGGTGCTTCAAGTACAACCTAGCCTGCGAGATTGCGGCCGAGTTCGGCGTCGAGGCCCCGCCCACGGTGCAGCGCATTGCGATAGCTTCCAAGCGCGATCTGAAGCGGATCAATTTCGCTGACGACATTATGAGCCTGCCGTACAACCTGATCAACCGCCGTCAGCAGCGGTTCAACATCTACGCCGGCACGCCGTGAAGACGCCTATCCTCGGTGGGGCCTACGTCGCCCGCAGCCTCAACGCTGCGGCGAACCGCATGGTCAACCTGTATCCAGAGGTTGTGCCGGAAGGGGGCAAGGAAGCGGCGTTTCTGCAGCGGTGCCCGGGCTCGCGGCTTCTATGCACTGTAGGCAGCGGCCCTATCCGAGGACTGTGGAAGTTCAAGGACAATTTGTACATCGCTTCTGGCGGCGGTTTGTACAAGGCCGATTCCTCGTTCAACGTAACGTACATCGGCGCGATTGCCGGCAGCGGATCTGTGAGCATGGCCGACAACGGCATCCAGTTGTTCGTGGCCTGCAACCCCAGCGCGTTCATCTACAACGCCAACACGGGTGTGTTCGCTCAGGTCACTGACCCTGACTTTCCGGGTGCCGTCACTGTCGGCTATTTGGACAGCTACTTCGTCTTCAACGAGCCCAACAGCCAGCGCGTGTGGGTGACCTCGCTGCTTGACGGCACTGCCATTGACCCGCTGGACTTTGCCAGCGCTGAGGGCAACCCCGACAACATCGTGTCGCTGATGGTTGACCACCGCGAGGTGTGGCTGTTTGGAAACAACACTGTCGAGGTTTGGTACAACGCCGGCCTAGCCGACTTCCCGTTGGCGCGCATTGAAGGCGCGTTCATGGAAACCGGCTGCCTTGCGCCGTACAGCGTGGCCAAGCTGGACAACAGCGTGTTTTGGCTGGGCTCCGACGCCCGCGGCAACGGCATCGTGTACCGCAACCAAGGCTACAACGCTCAGCGCGTCAGCACGCACGCCATTGAGTGGCAGATTCAGCAGTATGCACTGATTGATGACGCTATAGCTTTCACGTACCAGCAGGACGGCCACTCGTTCTACGTTCTCACGTTCCCTGCCGCAAACGCCACATGGGTGTTTGATGTTGCTACTGGCGCATGGCATGAGCGAGCGTTCTGGGAGAACGGTCAGTTTGTTAAACACAGGGCTGGTTGCCAGGCAAATTTCGCCAATCAGATCGTTCTTGGCGACAACGAAGGCAACTACCTTTTTGTGTTTGACCTAGAGTCTTACAAGGACTTTACGTCTGAACAGCGTTGGCTTAGATCGTGGCGGGCACTTCCCACTGGGCAGAACAATCTGAAGCGCACGGCCCATCATGCCCTGCAACTCGACTGTGAGACGGGAAGCATCAACGAGCAGAACATCTACGTCATCAACAGAACGGCGCTGGTCACCGGAATAACTCGCGCGCGCAGCAACATTGAGCCAGAAAGGACGCTGTTTAACACTGTCCACAACGGCAGAAAACTTGGCGACCTCAACAATGACGGCGTAATTGACTTTGAGGACATCTCTATTGCGATGGACTATGAGTTCAACGCTCCGCCAAACCCTGTTCCGCCAACGTACCCAGAACCCTTGTGGCGGGATTACGTCGCGTACATAGAGAACGTCATGTTGTATTACATGACGGCAAACTTCCAGTTTTACTTACAGTATCTGACGCAGACATCCTACGACGCATCGGTGATGCTGCGTTGGTCTGACGACGGCGGTCACACCTGGAGCAACGAGCATTGGGTAAACACCGGGAAAATTGGTGAGTACGGCCGGCGAGCCATTTGGCGCCGGCTGGGCATGACCACGAAGCTGCGGGATCGGGTGTACGAAGTCAGCGGCACCGATCCGGTGAAGATCGCCATCATGGGTGCGGAGCTTTCCGTTACCCCGACGAGCGCCTGACGTGCAGCTTGCGCCGCGTGTACCGGCTCAGCGCGACCCGCTGGTGGATCAGGGGGCGTTGACTACTCGCGCGTGGTTTCGGTTCTTCCAGTTGCTGCAAAACGCAACGGAAAACGCCGCGCTGACGCAGTACACCATCGTCCAGAACACGACGGGCTCAACGATTCCAAGAGGTGCCGTTGTTGGCTTCGTGGGCGTTGGGTCAAACAACGTGCTGTCCGTTGCTCCGTACTTGGCTGACGGCTCATCGCCGTCGCTGTACATCTTGGGCGTGATGGCCGAGGAACTGCCTGACAGTGGCGCCACGGGCCTGTGCTGCGTGTGG